CACTGCATCGACGCGTTCCCACTAGATGCAGGAACTGCCAAATACACAATGTCGTAAACATAGAGATCACCCATTCCAGCCTTACCCTGAACCGACACATATGACCCTGGTCCACGAGGAGTTCCACCTTGTTCATCCTCATCGTAAACTAGTTTTTTTCCAGTCCGATGCCAAAACCGGAAAGTCCGAGAATACCCACTCTCGTTGCGAGGGTTGAATGTAAACGTCCGATCGTAGAGCGGGGTAATGCGTGACGTGTCCGATTTTGCCGTGAACTCCGATAACCAATCAAGACCCTCGGTTCCGTCCCACACAATCCTCCGAATTTCCTGCTGTTGATCGCTGGTCGGCTGATTTATCAGCCGAACCATGTCGCATCCCTCCGGATCCATCGACTTGTCATGATATGGTTGGTTCCACGAGGGATCACCGTCGTACAGAGCGGAGCCTTTAAAAGTGAATACGAGGCGCCTCCACTTCCAAACACCACCGCCCAAAATGTTCACTTCCACCCGCTCCTTGTACCCCACCGAGTAAGTCTCCTGACGCAGGCGGGTGGATTCACCCGCCGCGTCATAACACAACCTTCTCGCACTGGGCATAAACAAGGAAGCAAACCCAGTACCAGTCGTAATAGGTCCAATCGTGAGGCCACCTTCAGGCGACCGGACAAACGGAAGCATGTTGTCATGTTTTTTGATGGTGGAGATATTCAATATGCGCCTCTTGGAAGTACGACGTCGAGCAAACGAACGAGCTCGTCGAGTTCTAGGGACAACTGCCGAGCGTAAAACACGGCGGCGGCGATACGCGCGCGGGCGGAAACGATATCTGGATGAGCGGCGCGGCATCGCGGGCAATGCTCCACAGTTGATTCAGTTGACACAGATTCAGACGATTCTTGTGAAGATCCGTTAACGTATGAGTAATCAGCAGGGCGAAAAGTAACGCGTTGCGACATGATTGGATGACAAAAATCGCGCAGTGTGGATCAAGTGTGATGAAAGGAGGAAAACACTCCGACCTGTGGCGGGGGGTCGGAGGTCCTTAAATAGACCAGAGGTCTTCCTCGTTCCTCACTTAGGAGCGCAGACAATGTTATCCTGCGCTCCTAAGGAACGATGAGTCAGCAACGCTTCCGCGTCCAAACACGCTATGTCCTCCTCACATACGCCCAATGTGGAGACCTCGATCCATGGGCTGTGCACGACGTTATTACGTCGTTTCCAGCAGAGTGTCTCATTGCACGAGAAACTCATGCTGATGGAGGTACTCATCTTCATGCTTTCGTCGATTTCGGCAGAAGGGTCGACATCCGAAACCCTCGACGATTTGATGTTGAGGGCTTCCATCCGAATATACAACCATGCGGTCGCACACCACAGAAGATGCTCGACTATGCAGTCAAGGACGGAGATATTGTCGCAGGAGGGCTCCCTCTCGTCCTCGACGATCAGATTCAGAGAGTTGACGATGTCTGGTCTCGAATCGCAAATGCACCTACTGTGGACGAGTTTTGGGACCTTGTTCGAGAGCTGGCACCACGAACACTTTGCTGCAATTTCAACTCCCTGCGTGCTTATGCCGAATGGCACTATCGACCCCCGGCTGTTGAATATCAACACCCCGCGTCCGTTCAACTTAGCACTGCAGGAGTTCCGGAACTTGATGAATGGGTACGTGACAACTTGTCTGGATCTGGTAAGTACATGGTCCCGCTAACCCTAACCCTAACCGCTAACCCTAACCCTAACCGCTAACCCTAACCCTAACCGCTAACCCTAACCCTAACCGCTAACCCTAACCCTAACCGCTAACCCTAACCCTAACCAGTCGCACGTCCTCGAAGCCTAATCCTGTGGGGCGAAACACGTCTCGGCAAAACCCTCTGGGCAAGATCATTGGGCCGTCATATCTATTGCTGCCTACAGTTCAACGTCGATGACATCAAGGCAGACATCGAAGACGCCCAATACGCTGTCTTCGACGATATACAAGGAGGGTTTCAATTCTTCCCTGCATACAAAGGCTGGCTTGGCGCACAACAAACATTCACAGTCACTGACAAATACCGTGGGAAGACCACCATCAACTGGGGTCGCCCATCCATCTGGCTGATGAATGATGACCCAGAGGAAATTGGTCATGTGGATCTCAACTGGTTGCGGGGAAATTGTACCATAGTTCATCTAACTCAGTCTCTCATTCTCTAATCTAACGCTCATGCCAATAATATGTTCCCTCCGGTGACCACTGCATCGACGCGTTCCCACTAGATGCAGGAACTGCCAAATACACAATGTCGTAAACATAGAGATCACCCATTCCAGCCTTACCCTGAACCGACACATATGACCCTGGTCCACGAGGAG